CTTTGTACGACTCAACGGAGAGCTTCTGTGCCGGAAATACCTTCTCAATCAGCGAGGGGGCCTCTTTCAGCGAGAAAGGGATCATTCAATCACGTAAAATTTTAATTTGTATACGTGTTCTTATAATTAGTGTCAATTTTGGGTACTCCCTACCTAACATCTAATTTCAATTCAATTATTGTCAATAAAGGGTTGGTTTTCTTTACTATTGACAAATTGTCGCCGAACCCTTATATTTACGCCTCACAAAAATATACAAAAGGTAATGAAATGGAATGGATTCAAGTTTTATCTTTATTTTTGGCGAATGCTGCACTAATTGTGTGGTTTAGGAATGAATCTCGTGAAGATTGGCGACATATGGATTCAAAATTAGATTGCATAGCAAAAACCATGAATGAAAATGTCAAAGCTATACATGAGGAAATGAAAGATTTTCATGGGCGTTTGGAACGGCAGGATGCGGAATTTAAAGCGCATATGATGTATTTCCATGATAAATCACAAAAAATATAATGACAGTATACATCTTGTTCCTACAGGGCGAAACCACTAACGACATAATCGGCATATACGATTCCATGGAAAAAGCGGAAAAAGCGTTTCATGATGTCTGTTCCAAAAATGGACCGAAAATATTTTACAGCATGTACATACGTGAGGAGCAGGTTTTATGATCATAGACTGCGTAGCTGATTTACACGGTTATTATCCTGATTTAGAGGGTGGTGACCTACTCATTGTGGTCGGAGATCTAACCACATCGGATCATGGCAGGCAATATGCGAAATTTGCCACATGGTTGGATAGTCAAAAATACAATAAAAAAATATTAGTATCTGGTAATCATGATAATTTTTTTGAGCAAAAAGGGTTAGAATCAATTAAAGAAATATATTTTGATTTAGGAATTGATTACCTGTGCGATTCAAGTACAGAGTTCGAAGGCCTAAAAATCTGGGGATCTCCCTGGACACAAAGATTCCCCGGCATCAACCCTCATTGTATGGCTTTCACCTGTGAAACCGATGCGGATCTGGGCCTCAAATTCGCGTCTATTCCCGATGATGTAGACATACTGATAACGCATAGCCCCGCACTGGGCGTTCTAGATGAATCAAAACGTAAAGTTCGATGCGGAAGTCAAGCTTTACACTCGATTCTAGCGTACAGAATTCGCCCAAAACTCCATGTGTTCGGGCACATACATGAGGGGTATGGACAGAAAAAACAATTCAACAAATGCCTCAGTGTCAACGCTAGCTATGTGGATGGCGATTACGAACCGACGAACAAACCGATACGGGTGATTTTATGAGCGAAATTGACTCAATACAGACATTGCATGAAATGAAAACCAGGTCGGATTTTTTATTCGCTAGACAAGCCTATAAAGAAATTTCTTGCTTCATAGATAAATGGGAAAAATGCGGCGTCGATATGGAATGCCATTGGGACGGAACCATTAGGGTAAATGACAACTGGTTTCACAGACTAGATTTTGAAAATTCAGAAATCTAGGTTTGTGTCGTCTCGAGGGAATTCAAAAACACAGATAACAACACTAGGGCAGAATGGACGAAAGCATTTGGAGAGCAGTAGAGGTAGGCATGTGGGTAATTGGCATGCAAACAGCAATATTGGGAGGCATCCTAGGATTTATGTGGACCTCTTTACGCACAGATATACGGGAAATTTACCAGAAAATCGATGGTGTTGATAGAAAATTATCCGATAAAATCGACAATGTGGATCGTAGGCTATGCAGAATCGAGTGAATGTTCTCATTTGGTGAATGCTGTTTAATAAAAAACAACAATGAAAAAAAGGCGGAATAATGAATGGAAAACGAATCGGATATGCCCGGGTTAGCACGGTAGATCAGAACCCCGAGCGTCAGCTAGAAAACGTGCAGCTAGATAAAAAATTCACGGACTATGCTTCTGGCTCCTCGACGAAACGGCCTCAGCTACAGCAGATGCTGGAATTCGTACGAGAGGATGATATCGTATTCATCCATAGCATGGATAGACTAGGACGAAACCTCAAAGACATAAAGAATTTGGTAGATTACCTACTGGAAAAAAAAGTGAAAATCGAATTCATAAAGGAGAACCTCAAATTCGCATCAAAATCAGACCCAGTAGCAAATTGCGTGCTAAACATATTTGGCGCCGTGGCAGAGTTCGAATACTCGCTACTCAAAGAAAGACAGATGGAAGGCATTCGTCTAGCCCAAAAAGCTGGTAAATACAAGGGGCGCCAAACAAAACTCGATGAGAAAAAGATCGAATTCATAAAAGAGCAGCTAAAAACTCGGATTAGCAAAACGAAAATAGCCGAGGCGCTTGGGATTTCACGGTTTTCTCTGTACAACTACATCGCTATCATCGAAAAAGAAGATTTAAAAAAAGCCGTTGGCGAATAGAGTATCCACACGGTGGACAACTGATCTGTGGATATGGTATAAACCGTTTTGTAAAATTTAGACGCTATAGTGTAGTCAGGTAGCACACCAGGTTTTCATCCTGAGAGCGCCGGTTCAAATCCAGCTAGCGTCAGTAAACAAAAATTCACAATACGAGGATAGAATGAGCAACGAAAAATCTACACAGGTAATGAAAAACCTTTTGAAAAAATTTTCTGGGCTAGGTTGGGAACACATCACAGAGGAAATATTCGAGGGCGTTGACACAACGAATTTTGGTTTTAGCGACGACGAGGCACTGAACGACAGGGAATTTTGTGCTCAATTTCTCGTTTTCATAAACAATGCTATCCAGGAAGCTACCAAAAAAATCATTCTGCAATCCTCTGTTTTACACAAAATGCGAGGACGACATGACGACATCACCTATCTTCTGAGGGTGATTTTGGTTGGAAAAGACGACGCGGATGCCTGCAAAAAATAATTAAATGACCCAGGATCCGTCCTGGGCGTTTACATGCTACGGGGTTGGTGCATACAGAATAGGCTGACATGCAGCAACGCAGGCTAGTGCAGCTGGTGGAAACATACCAGCACATGCAGCAACGCACGCTGCGTATGCAATAGGACCTGCTGAGGCTGTTTCTAGCGAGGCAATCGCGTTTAGAGCGACAGAGGCTACGGCCATCGTTAGGACCGATTTAACAATTGTTTTTGACTCTGGCATTTGTGCATAAGCCGCATCAAAACATTCCTGGATTCTCATCATACCTCCTAGCAAATGAAAAATATGGGAAGAGTCTACGACTCCACCTGTATAAAATCAAATAGAATCGCACATTTTTTTTGCAAAAAATTACTATCACATATAGTGTAGGGGCTCCTCAAATAATAACTACGAATAAGATATGGCAAGACCTTTGCGAGAAATAAACTGGGATCAAGTCGAAAAACTGATGGAAGCGGGTTGCACTGCTAAACAAATATATACTAAATACCGAGTACATAGGGATACATTTTACGATAGATTTAAATCTAATTTTGAAATGAGTTTTGCCGATTATTCCGCGTGGGCTTGTAGTAGTGGAGAGGCTGATTTAATGCTTATGCAGCATGCTAAAGCGCTAAATTCTAAGGCATCTGGAAATGTACAAATGCTAATCCACCTAGGAAAAGTGCGTCTAGGACAACGAGAACCCGACGCAGTCTCTGCAGTAGCTCCTAGACAGGATGACCTCAATAAAGATCATACTATCATGCAACTGGAGCACCTAGTAGCCAACCTCAAGGAGCAACTGGCTAATGGTAACAAGCCCGAAACAGAATAAAAGCTTTTGCGAATCAACGCACCGTTTCAACATTTGGGTTGGCGCGGTTAGCTCTGGCAAAACGTATTCCAGCATAGAGCGTTTCATAGCCGACCTAAAAGACGGACCCCCTGGGGATGCTATGATAATCGGGGTAAACCGTACCTCGATTCAGCGCAACATTTTATCGCATTTGTATGGCAGGCTAGGATTCCCATGTCCCACAGAGAAATCGCAGAAATCCATTTTGTATGGCCGCAATGTGTGGTTTGTGGGAGCTCCCGATGTGTCGGCGGTATCCACGATCCAGGGAAGTACTCTGGCACTGGCATACGTCGACGAGGCTACGAATTTACCGGAGCCATTCTGGAAAATGCTGGAATCGCGTCTCAGAGTACCTGGAGCAAAATTAATCGCTACTTGCAATCCAGAGGGCCCTGCGCACTGGTTGAAGAAGGAATATATTGATAAACCAGGGTTAGATCTAAAGCACTGGAATTTCTCGCTTGAGGACAATCCAACGCTCGATGAGGCATACAAACAGCAGCTCAAAGCGTCCTATTCAGGTATGTGGTACAACCGCTACATTTTAGGAGAGTGGGCTTTGGCTCATGGAGCCATCTATGATTGCTACGACCATACCAACGAGTACGAAAATCCGTTCCCTGCGCCCTCCTATTATGTCGTGGGAGTGGATTATGGTACGACTAATGCGACAGCCGCAGTGTTGTGTGCTGTTACACCCAATAAATGGCCACAGATACGTGTGGAAGCAGAATATTACTACGATTCCGCCAAAAAAGGGCGGTCAAAAACTGATCAGGAACTCGTTATCGATA